ATGGCGACATACATCAAGCGAGACGGCGGTTGGCAAGCGCAGGTGCGCCTCAAGGGCGTTAGCATTTCGAAGCGATTCGTTAGTAAGGCTGACGCCGTTGCATGGGCCACGCGCACCGAACATGACATCAACGTCGGCAAGATCACGCCCGGCACAAAGCACACCCTCGCGGATGCATTCCGTGAGTATGAAAAGCGGGTCTCGCCGACGAAGCGGTCGGGGCGTTGGGAGGCAATTCGCTTTGCCGCGTTCGTGCGAGACTTTCCCGAGCTGGCCGCGAAGAACATCGCCGAGGTGACGCCTGACGATATGGGGCGTTGGCGAGATGCCCGACTCGCGGGCGACTTAGCTGCCAAGCGTCCTCCCGTAGGTAACGCGACCGTGCTGCGCGATATCAACCTGTATTCGCACGTGTTCACGACTGCACGTGATGAGTGGCGCTGGATACGTGAAAGTCCAATAACCGGCATGCGTCGGCCGACAGAGCCGCAACCGCGCACCCGCCGCGTCAGTGATGACGAAGTGGCGCGGTTGCTGCGGCAGCTCGGCTACCTTAAAGACGAGACGCCGACGACTCGCTCGGCACGGGTGGCGGCAATGTTTGTCTTCGCCATCGAGACCGCCATGCGTGCCGGTGAAATCACGGCGCTGCGGTGGGACGAGATCAATTTCGAAAAGCGGTACGCGCACATTCCGAAGACAAAGACTGACGTCGCACGTAGCGTGCCGTTGTCGAAGCGAGCGCTCGAAGTTCTTGAGCAGCTACGGCCACTCGAAGGGGATTTTGAGGGGAGGGTGTTCGGTGTCGAGGCACCGTCGCGCGACGCGCTGTTTCGAAAAGCGAAAAAAGCTGCTTTGCTCGAAGACCTACACTTTCACGATGCGCGGCGCGAAGCGCTCACGCGGCTCTCGAAGGTGTTCGGGGTCATGGAGTTGGCGAAGGTCAGCGGGCACCGGGACTTGTCGATATTGCAGACTGTGTACTACGCCCCGCACGCCGCCGACCTTGCTGAAAAGCTACATCAGGCCGCTACGTGAGACTCTGCCCATTCGACTACGTCTTTTGAGCGCCAGAGCGGGCGTGCCCGCTCGGTGCTCGTGACCTTGCCGGACGGGATTCGGATCGGGCGGGGAAAGCCGTCCATCGTCACAATCCATTGTCGCGTGTGTTGCTCGCTGCGGTGCAGGTATGAGGCAATCGTCGCAATGTCCCACAGCGCCACGGAATGAGGTACTGTCGGGGCGATGTGCTGAGCAAGCGCCTGAGCTATCCGGGCAATGAAGTCCGAATCACTCGCCGGCTGAATTTCGCCGCCGCTCGCCTGGCTGTTCGTGTGAGCGATGCTCATGGTGTCACCCCTTCCATATCCGCGACAGCATCCATTTCCGCTGCGGTGACGAATGTCGTCCGTGTAGTGCCGGGCACCTGCATGCAAAGTGTTCCCTTTCTCGGCCCAGACTTTGCTTCACGGAAAACTGCGCCGGAGATCTGCATCACTTCACGGCTCTTTCCGTCGCCAAGCCAGCCCGCACTGAAAAGACGGAAGTTTTGTTCCACGGGCGCGAGCTTTTCCAGCGCCACTTTGCCGAAAGGCATTTTTGCGAAGATGTCTTCCATCATTCCCCCTTGGTCTGACTGGCGGCGATGGACCGGGCCAACTCGCGGGCTTCCGTTCTGCACTCAATCACTCGCCCGTCGAAGGTGCGCACGAATGATCGAATGTCGTGCCATTGGGACGGTGCTCCTGCTTCGGTGACGCTTGCTATTGCGAGGGGTGACAGGAACATCGAGCGGCCGTCGATATCTGTAATTTCGATCATTTCAGATCTCCCTTCGCTCGGCTTGTGACAATGGCGGCGTCCTGTGCTTTGAGCAACCGCTGCATTTCCTTGTTGCACATCTGGATCATTTTCAGGGCGACGGGCTGGCTGTCGTTCCGATACAAGCACCCACCCTCGAGAATGGCGACGATCACGCCGAACGTGTTCAGGTCGGTGTGGGCGTGCATAGCTTCGCGCACGTGCTCGGGAATTTTTGGAGCGGACATCACGCGTTCTCCTTCGCCTGACTGGCGGGAATGGTTGCACAGAACTCGAAGAAATCGCCGCCCGCGTTCATGTGACAAATGAGGTCGTTGTACTCTTTGCTGACGGCGCGAAGGCTTGCAATCTCCGCATCCCGCTTGTCCTCCCCGCTATCCGCCGATAGCGCGGTGCAGGCTTGCCAGCCTTCCCATGACGACTGAACGAAAGGGTTTGTGTAGGTGCCGTCAGTCTCGCGTTCCAAGCTGGTCCACTGCGCGCATGATTCGAATACCGCGCGGCCGATGTCGAGCGGCATCCAGCGGCGGTTTCCGAATTCATCGCAGAGCTTGTCGTCTTGTGACGTGAAAGTCACGATATCGACGGGAAGGGAGGCCTCCTTGCGTTCTGCCGAGCTGATCGGTTGCCCTGCGCCTTCGGTGCTTTTCTGTGCCACAACACCACGACGCACTAACTCGCGAGCGAAACCAACGCTGTCGAAGTCGTCAACGAGGGTTCCGGCAATCATCCGATGGCCTTTGAAGTCGTGAGCGAGAGACATGATTGCATCGCTCGTCATGGGGGCATCGGCTGAGATGGGTTGGTCGTGATGCCACAGGAACATCGCATACGTCGCGACGTCCATCGGGTCGCCTTTTTCGACGTGCTCGCGCAGCTCGTGACTCAGGACGTCAGCGCTAATTGCCTGCCATCCACCCCGGCCTTTAGCCCGGCTACGTGCGAGCTTCCGTTTCATCTCTGTGGCGAAGATATCGACGGCGGCGTCGTCCGCTTGTTGTGCGGTCATCGGTGTGGCCATGAGTGCTTGCAGCGCTTCCAGATCTGCTGGACTGCGCAACGTGATCGCGATCCCGGTCATATCCGGTTCCTTTGCTACGTCCATGCCCATCCATAACGGATCATATTGGGCGTTGCCGAACGCGCGGATAGCCTTCGTGAGCGGTGCCAGATCGGTGCGGGTGTCCGCACCGATGGCGTCCAGTTCGTCTAACACGCGTTGGAAGCTGTTCAGCGGCTGCTTGTGCATGGTGGTGGTCTCTGGCTTGGCGGGCCGCGTAAGCGCCCCGCCTTCGTCAATCTGGAATTCGCGCCGCGCGAGCGGCGCATCGTCCATCTGGATAGATTCCCCGGACGCGAGCACGTCCCCGCCGAGGCTCGATGTGGGGTTGGTTTGGGGCGACTTGTCGTTTGCCCCCTTTGTCCGCTGACGCGGCAGCGGGAAGGGGGTAGAAATGGCCGGGCGAACCATCAGAGTTTCCCCAAGAGTGCGCGCACGGCGAGGTCTTCGAGCCATTCAACGGCCCGGGCGCTGTTCCTTGCGCCGCCATTACGAAGGTTGTCGGCCGCAGTGATAGCGCCAAGCGCGATAGCAATGGGGCGCGATTTGTACCGAGGACTTTGGCTTGACACGGGGCCACGTCGGCCTGATCCACCGAGGCTATAGGAGGCAGTCGCGTGCCAAGCATCCAACGATGCACGCGCGACACTGATATCCATCCAATCGCGGCCCCACTTCGGCGATTCGATGGTCTCGGTTGCTTCTGCGTTGAGCATGCCGTGCTCGTTAGCGGTCGCGATCCAACGTGTTTTATCCGCTTCGGTATCGAGCGTGCAGAGTGACGTAAGCGTCGTCATGATCTCGACGTAGCCCGGCGAGTCTTCGCAAAAGTCGTCATCGTTGTACGCAGCGACTGCTGCGAACAAAAGTTGCTTTGCGAGGCGGTCAGGGATTGCGATGGGGCCTGCTTTCGCTTTCGTAGATGCCTGCTTTGCGGGTTTACCCTTCGGGAGCGTAGGCAGGTCGAGATTCTTCTGTGTGACCTTGGTGCGGCCATCCTTGGTAGCGACCGACAGGGCTTTCTCGATGACGTCTAGCGCCTTGTCCGCCCCGACGTCGCGGATTGTCTTGATTGCCAGCGTCGACGTCACCTTGCTCTCGCGGATGAGGTCGTGGAGATCTGCCGGAGCGCCGAGCAACAGCATCACGTCACGGAATGTCTGGCTGGTGATGGCGAGATGCGTGCAGATCTCGGCTTGCGTCATGCCTTCGCGTTGCAGCTCCGCGATGTTCTCGGCGAGCTGAAGGGGTGTGATGTGCACGCCACCGTTCGCGTTGATGCCGCGAATGATGAGCTTCTTACGGTCGACCTGCTGTGCCGGATACAGGACGAGAGGGATCACGTCGAAAGCGAGCTTTTCATCTGCCCACGTCGCCAACTGGATTGCTCGACGTGCTGCAAAAAATCGATGCTGCCCCTCGTGAATGTAGATGCGATTCTCGCCGTCGACGTTGCGCACGAAGCCGCCGATGGGCTTCGATTTGTCATAGCCGTTTGCGAGCATCTTCTGCGCCAGCGATTCAACCTCGGCCATATCCAGCGGGCGAACGTTGTCGCGGGCATCGTGGTGGCACTTGGTAGGGTCCACAAGCCAAAGGTCGTCGGACCTGCCGCCTGCGGTGCTGATCGCCTTCTTGATGTTGCCCGTAACGATCGGCTCGGCAACCAGATCGGTTTGACGTTCGTCGATCATGCTGCCTCCTGCGCGGTGCCAGAGTTAGCGGCTTTGCGCTTGGCGCGGGTAGCTCGTGCCTTCGCATCGCTCGCGGCGGCTTTGGACTTGATGGCGGCTTGCTTGGCTGCATGGACTGCATTCAGTGCGCGGTGCCGTTTCAGTGCGGCGTCGCAATCCGATTTGCTCGGCTGCGAGACTTGCGTGCCGACGATCTCGCCGTTAAGGGAGATGGTGTAGATCGGCAGGGGCATGCCCGGGCGACGTGCGCCGCGTACGACGTATTTCCCGACGTTGGTCGGGCCGGTCGGGCGTTGCTGGATCGGGTCATAAGTCGCGAACGTCATCAGGCTAAGCGTATGGTTTCGCACGTCACGGTCGGGGCCGGGAAGGGTGAAGGGCTTCGGCATGTTGGGTCACTCGTCGGTGTCACCGGCCGCTCGTCGTTTGAGGTCCGGTGTGGTGTCTTGACGTTGCTCGCGACGCTGGCGGATCTCCGCGCAGTTCGCGAGGCATATTCGAATTCTTGGGTTCGTGATCGCCACCGAGGGCGGGCCGATGCATCGCAGCAGACGAAATTCGCGTGCGAGATCCGCGTCAGTGATTTTGGGGCGCGTCATTGGCTGGCCCTTGTGTCGTACAAGTTGCCCATGCCAGCGGCATCAGCGAGCGCGTGTGCGGCGCGGGGGTGGTTGCATTCAAGTACCCCGCAAAGCCCTGCGATAAAAAGATCGGCGTTTCGTGCACGCTCGTCGTCGTCGATCTCGAGGAGGCTCTTTGAGCGCTCGCAGGCATCGATGAACGCCTTTTCTGTGAGTTGGGGTTTGCGCTCTTTCATGGGCCGCCCCGTCATGCGAAGCGGCGGACAGGCCGCGCGAATCGCTGGCAGTCCACGTCGCAGAGCGTCCGGCGCATGTTCGTTGCGCGCCCGGCGGCGGGTTTCGTGTGTTCGTACGTCGGCAAGCTGCTGGCGTAGACGATTGCCGCCGCGATGGCAGCGAGGCAGATAAGGACGGTGCGGCGCGGACGCGCAAAGTCACTTTTCCGGCCGGTGGTGAATCCGGCAGGCACGGGTTCGGGAAGGTGCTGCATACCCCGAATCCATGCCTGTCGCCGCTCGATGTTGTGATCGCGAAGACAATCCATGTGGATCTCCGGTTGCTGGCTCACGGGTGCGAGTCAATGCGCCGGAGTATCCAGTACTGGAATATTGTTTGTCAATCCAGTTCTGGAATTCTTTTTGCGGATTGCGGGGCTAACCGCAGCAATGTGAGGTGCTCAACTATTCAGGTTTGGAAGGGCGAAGCCGTGGGCGGAGGGCGAATAGCCGTGCGGAAGTCGCGCCAGCAGCGAGGAGCATAACCACGTCGAGCCATGCTCGTTCGTTGATAAATGTCGCGGTAGCCAGGGCCGTGAGCAGGGTCGTGTATCCGAGGCGGCCGGCCCAAGGAGAAATCGTTCTCGGGCGTGCGTAGTTGCGCAGAGTTAGGCTTAAATCGTCGAGCGCGTTCGCTAGGCAGGGTGCAATCGGGCGTTCGACGCCGCGCGCCCACACGTCAACGGTCCCGTCTTCGCGGACGATGGCGAGCGCACTGGCAATTGGATTGGGTTTGGTGGTGTCTTGGGCGACGGTGACGAGGTGCTGTTGTATCGCCTTGTGCCGCGCGTTTCTCGTTGTTATGGGGTGATGGTGCAGTGAAACAACATTACTTGCGCCGCCGGAGTGTCTGGTCTCTTGTCGTGCTTTTGTCATGTGGATCAAGGCTTAACGAATCGTTGGATAATGGTCTACCAGCGATGCGCTTTGCGCTCTCTCGATCCTGCTTTGACGCGGCATGCGTGCTGTCGAACGCAGATATTTCCTCGGTCCCCGGGGCTACGTTCGGGGTTTGTGTTAGCAGAAATTCGGCGAAAGCCCCAAGTTTTTGCTGATCCTCGGCCGACAGAAGTGCCAACCTGCGGGGGTCAAGTGACGGCGGTAGTTCTACGGCTCCGCGTTCGGTTAGTAGTTGGCTGGGTGGGACGCCGATACCTTTCGCAAGCCCTTCCACGATGCTGAGCTGGGCATCGACTTGAGCGGCAAGCACGCGATTTACTGAGCTTTGAGCAATGCCGGAGCGCTTCGACAGCTTCACTTGCTTGTCGACGTGCGGCAATTCGCGCATGTAGTAACGCACGTTGGCGGCCAGAACTTCGCGGAGAGGTGTTTTGGTCATGACGGAAATGATGCCGCGCCTCTTGTTCCCGCGAAGGAAACCTAAGCTGGAATTTCCGTTTGCGGAAAATTCCAGAACTGGATAGAATTCGCGCATTACATCTCTCATTGGATATGTCCATGCGGATAAATCAAGAACCAATGCTGGTAGGGGTGCTGCGCAATCTGGACAAGAACAAAGGGTACCTCCCCGATGTTGCTCGGGGTTCGGGTGTCCCGTACCAGACCGTTACCAAGATTGCGTGCCGCCTCGTTCGCGATCCGCGCATTTCGACGATCCAAGCCTTGCACGATTACTTCGCGAGTCGCCCGGGCGCGCATGCGTTGCCCAGCGACGCGGCCTCGGCGAACTAACGGCCACTTCCGCATCTTCTTCTCTCCCTGTTGTGTTCTGACCTGAACTGTAGTGAGTTCCAGCGTCGGTAAACACGATGAAACGCTATCGCATCAAAGAACGGTCACAGGAGGCCAACATGCGTAAGACCTACGGACGTGTATTGCATTGGTTGATTGCCCCGGCATTGGAGTATGCGGGTATCGCACGTCTTCCCTGTGCGAAAGACATCGCTCGCGACGATCCATATGTGGCGTTGCTGCGCAAGGCGCTCAGTGGCCGCACCTCGAAGATCTCAGTGGTAGAGCTGCTGGACGACGTTCTTGAACTGCCCACATCACGCCGGTTGCCCTCAGAGATTCGCCGCGTGTCGCGCGCGATGTCGGTGCTTGGCTGGCGACGCGTGAGAGAGAGCGCTGCGGGTGGCGGCTGGGCGTACCAGCCGGGCCACTGACGTGCTGAAGGCTATTCGATTGATCCTTGGGCTGCCTTTCTTATCGTCTCGGGAATGGATAGCGCGTAACCGTACATCGTCGCTGCAATTTCATGACGTTCATGGTCACTGTACTCAGAGTGTCGCCCGTGAGGACTCGAAAGAATCCCGTCGCAGGCACTTTCGAGATTCGCCAAGAACTTTTCGGCGTCATCGAGCGAAGTGATGCACTGATTGATTAACGCAGCGACTACGCATTCCAGCGCCGCTACCTGAATTTTCAAGCTGTCATCTGCCATTTATGCGCTCTCCATTGGTGGACCCCAAATTATGGGGCAAGACGAGATCGCAAGAGGCCAAACTATGACTTACAAGTATCGGGAAACCGAACCTCTCGACGTACTCTACAACGCCATCCGGGCAACCCCCGGCGGCGTAACGGATGCCGCGAACTATTTGTCGGCCCGCCGCAGTCGCCAGATCTCTGCGGAGAATCTGCGGTTGCGACTTCGGAACGAAGGCGACAACCGCCTGAGCTTCGAAATGTTCGATTTGCTCATTGAGTGGCTGGAGGAGCGCGGCCGTCCGGATGCGCGCGACGCAATCGCGGCATTCGCGGCGCAACACGGAATGCGCGCGGTGCCGATGGCGCAGATATCCGGCGATCAATGTGTCTCGTCACTTGCACGAGATGCGCTAACGCTCGGCCAGCACTGTGGCGCAGTAGCGGCAGAAGTCGTCGCCGCTATCGACGACAAGCGCATCACGCTCGATGAGCAGGACGCGATAACCCGCGTCGTTCGGGATACGCAGGAAACGCTGGATGGGTTGCTTGCTCGCGTCAAGCACCTCGCCGCGCAGCACGGCGCGTAATCGATGCAGTTCGGCACCGGCTTCGTGTGCTGCAACAAGTACCGCGCAAAGGCGGGGCTTAGTTGCGATCTGGATGCGCAGCTCGAGTGCGCGTCCATCGAGTGTGCTCGTCTTGCCGCGCACGCTCCTGACCGACTCCATCACTTCCTGACCACTCTCTTGCCGGTGTTCCCGCCTGACGTCTTGCTCGTACAGGCTCGGCAGGGAGGGTACATCGATACGTTCATCGCTGCGGCGGCTTGCTATTGCGCAGTCCTTCGCACGCTCGATGAGCGTCGGGCCTTCTTCCATTTCCTTGCGGGCTATCTGAGTGCCGACCAGTCGGCACGCTTCAAGACGCTTCACGAAAGCGAATGGAAACGCCTGCGTAACAAAGTCTGACCGGGGGACATAAAGTGACTTTGCGATTGAAATCTCGGGGACGTAAGCGCCCCGCATTCCGTTGTGGTGGTGCCGTGGTGTCGAGCGCATTCGTCGCCGGTCGTGCGCGTTGGCGCAGGGCTGTGCGTATGGTCAAGCTTGAGGCCGCGTAACGATGGCGAGTCTTGACGATATCCGCTCGCAGCTTGTCGCTGCGGGCCATCCTGACTTGCCCGTCGGGCATCCTATTGCAGACGACAAACACCATCGCTACGGTAAGGGGAAGAAATACTGGTACGCCCTGCATGAAGTCGTGCGCGAAGGTCGCGTGCTCGGCTACACCGGCGCCTATGGCTGTTGGTCCGGCCCTGACAACGGGGCGACAAAGTTCGAATGGTCCGGCGAATCCGTAACGCCCGACGATCTCGCTGCGGTTAAGCGCCGTCAGGAGGACGTCGCGCGCGTCGAGGCGGAGAAGAAAGCCAAGCAGGCCCGCAATGCGTCGAACCGTGCGCAGTCGCAATGGGACGCCGCCGAGGGCGTTCCTGTGGCGTCCGTTTACTTCGACCGGAAGCACATCACGCCCGAATGCGTGCGCGTGGATGCCGAGGGCGACATTCTCGTCCCGATGGTGGTCTACGGCGAAACGCAGCATCTCGCCGGGCTGCAAAAGATCTCCCCCGACTCCGCAAAGCGCTTCAATGCTGGCATGGACAAGGCAGGCACGTCGTGCCGCCTCGGAGCAATTCACGCTGACGATAAGGTGATCGGCATTGCCGAAGGCTATGCCACTGCACGATCCGTGCGTATGGCGCTTGACGATTCGATCCCGGTCGTCGTTGCGTTCGACGCCGGTAGCCTCATGGAAAACGCGAAGCGCCTGCGCGCGAGCTTCCCCGACGCTCACGCGCTGTTCTTCGCCGACGACGATTGGAAGATCGAGCAGCGCGTTTGCGACTGGCTTGCGGAAGAATTCGCGTACGACGGTGATGCGCAGATCGGCGGCGAGGTGCTGAATCTGACGCGCAAAGACGTCGACGTGCAGGTGCGCGTCGTTCGGAAAACTGACGGGCACGGCGTCGACTCTATCGAGGCAACGATCACGACGGCGGCGTCGAGCGCAGCGCCACGCGTGCGCACCTTCGCGAATGCGGGTCTCACGGCAGCGTATGCGGCGGCAGCGGTGATAGGTAACGCAAGCGTTACATTCCCGAAATTCGCCGCACGTGGCGACAGGAAGCTGACTGACTTTAACGACCTGCATGGCGAGGAAGGGCTGCATATCGTCAAGCAGCAGGCGAGCACGGCCGTGCTGGTGGCGTTGGGTGGTGTTGTGGAGGGGGATATTCCAGGCGCACACCTGCAAGCTGTGGAGACGCCCGAAGATCCGCTCTACGAGCAGGCCGTCGACGCTGTTCGGAAGCACGGCAGGGGCACGGTCGGGCACTTGCAGAGAATGCTATCCGTGTCGTACGCCCGCGCCGCCCGGCTGCTGGAAGTGATGGAAGAACGACGCGTCGTCACGTCAGCCGATTCGAACGGTCGTCGGAAGGTCTTCGCCACCGGCTTGCCCCCTTCATCGGCTGGCGCTGCGGATGGCCCGCCGGGTGACTATGACGAAGAAGATCAGTGGCGGGCACGCTTGCGGCGAGCTGAGAAATCCGGCGCTGTGCTGCCCGCGCTCGACAACGTGTTTGCGATCTTGCTGAACGATCCGGCGTGGGCGGGCGTGCTCGGCTTTGAGCAGTTCTCCGGGCGTGTCATGAAGCTCAAGCCGCCACCATTCGACGAGGGCGGTGCTGAGGGCGAGTGGACCGACCGTGACGACTCACGCTGCGTTCTGTGGCTCGGCCAGCGCTACGGATTCAGTCCCAAGCCGGATATCACGATGGAAGCGGCGTTCTTGGTTGCGGAGCGATACCCGTATCACGTCGTGCGTGACTACTTGGAGTCGGTCAAGACGAAGTGGGACCGTAAGCCTCGCCTTCGCTCGTGGCTCGTCGACTACCTGTTTGTTGAAGACACGGAATACGCTCGCCTCGTCGGCTTCAAATGGCTCCTTGGCGCCATCGGTCGCGTCATGCGCCCCGGCTGCAAGATGGACAACATCCTGATTCTTGAGGGTAAGCAAGACGCAGGGAAGTCCCGCACCTTCGCGACGCTGTTCGGTCAACAGTGGTTCACCGACGCTCACATCACCATCGGCGACAAGGACACTTACGTCGTCATGCAGGGCAAGTGGGTGATCGAGCTGGCCGAGCTGGATGCGTTGAACAAGGCCGATTCGTCTCTCGCGAAGAAGTTTTTTACGACGGCAGTCGACACGTTCCGTCCGCCGTATGGCCGTAGAGCCATCGACGTGCCCCGTCAGTGGGTCGCGTGCGGTACGGTGAACTTCGACGCTTACCTTAAAGACGAATCGGGGAATCGGCGCTATTGGCCGGTCAAGGCTGCGGACCTGCTGGATCTTCTCGGCTTGGCTCGTGATCGCGATCAGTTGTGGGCCGAGGCATTCACTGAGTATCTGGAATGGGAGCGTGCCGACGATGAGGCGGGCGGCACGTTGCCGACGCCGTGGCAGGTCACGCAGGCGGAAAAGCCGATGTTCGCAGTGGAGCAAGAGGCGCGTTACGAAGGCGATGTGTACGAAACCATGATCGCCCGGCACCTGTACGAAATGACGGGCAACGAGATCACGACGGAACAAATTCTTGCCGACGTGCTCAAGCTTGAGATCTCGAAGTGGACCCCGGCCGAACAGCGGCGTATCGGCAAGGCGATGAAGTCAATCGGGTGGGTGCGTAAGCGTCGCAGCGGCGGGGCGCGCGAGTGGTTCTACGAGCGCCCGCCTGCGCCGTCCGCGCCAGCCGTGGCAGTGGTCGAGCCGATCCAGTACGAGGAAACCGACGATGTGCCGCTTTGACCTGAAAAAGCGCGCCATGTCGACCGGTTTGGCGCGCGCGACAGCGGACAAAGGCGCGCTTAATCGCCGTCCCATGTCCCGACGTCCCAAGCGCCACCGCAACCCCGTGCGCGTGATGCGTGCGACGTGCGCGACGTGCGAGCGAGGGTGCGCATGTCGCGCGTGTCGCAGGCGCACACCCACGAACTTTCATTTTTTCTCTGAGACGTTGGGACATTGGGACGGGGACAGCCGATGAGGATCGACTACAAAGAGCAAGCCGGGATCGCGATGAGCGCACGCACGCAGCTCGCCGACTCGGTATCGGATCGCCAAGTTACTTTGGGTGCTCTCGCGTTTGCCGATGAGTTGGGTGCGATCCTGTGGCGAATGAAGTACGGGCAGGACGTCAAGCGTGCGGGAATGAAGCGGGCGACGTTGCTGCTGGCGAGCAAGGTCCGGTCGTCCGGCAAGTTCAATCGCGCACGCTTCACTGGCATCGACAAGGCGGCTAAGCGTGAGCGCAATCTTGGTGGTGAAGTCGAGCGGTCTGCGGCGGATATCGTCGAGCGGTTCGCGCGGCGCGTCATTGTCGAGTGGGTCGCAGACGTATGCGTCACGTGCAGCGGGCGGGGCAAGGTCGCAGTGTCAGTGTCGGCGGTGCCGACTCCGACGCCGTGTCGTGCGTGCGGCAGTACCGGGCGAGTGTTGATCTATGAAATGGTATTGCCGTCCGTGCCGCTCACTCGCGCGTTCGCGATTCAAGAGCACGACCGATGCCCCGCATGCCACGGTCGCCGGTATCTGTACCCTGATTCGAGCACGCGGGCAGCGGTTCGCACCGACGTCTGTCCGTCGTGCTCCGGCACTGGCAAGGCGAAGGTCGATCACCCGGCACGTGCGCATGCCCTTGGTGTATCGCTCGATGTGTATCGCAGGCGATGGGAGGACCGGTTTCACGGGATGCTCGCGGTTCTGGATCGGATCGACGCACGTGCGGGTGACGTCGTGAGCGCACAGATGCGACGAGGCAGCTTGCAGTCCGAAAGATCTTGAAATAGAATCCGTTTCATCCAGTGCCCCCCGGCGGTGAATCCAACGGCGCTCACTGGTGTATCGCTGGCACCGCGCGTTAGTCGTGCAAACCTCTCGGGACATAAGAAGAATAAGCGGAGCCTGTTAGGTGGGGTTGGGGAAGGTCCGCCCTTGCAGTGCGTAAGACAGATTATCGAAGCCCTGAGCATGCAAATGCTCGGGGCTTTTTGCTTTGGGCCTGACGCGGTGGACCAGCGCGTCGGCCCGCTCGTCGCTGGGGCTCCCCGTCAGGGGCAGCGGCGAGCACCCGACGCGATACGCCAGGGGCGCGGGGGCGTGCTCAAAAAATGTGCGCCGGGGACCCTATAGGCGACCCGCACGCGGGGCCGTGGACCCGCCGATTTGCGCTAGTCAGCAGTCAACAAACTTACTCAACAAGTCAACAGCTTCTGTTGACCGGTCAACGTCGACCGGTGTTTACCTGTCCCGTTGCCTATGGATCGACCTCCCCAACAGTTCGTGAAGCGAGCGGAGTACGCGCGCATGCACGGTTGGCATCGTTCGTATGTCACCAAGCTCGAACGCGCTGGCCGAATCGTTCTCTCGCCAGATGGCGGCATGGTCGATTGGGCTGCTACCGATGCGCTTATCGGCGAGACGTCCGACCCGAGCAAGCTCGGTGTAGCGGATCGTTGGGCCGCGCAGCGCCCCGAGGCGACGCCCGCCGTGCAAGTCGCCTCTCCGGCTATATCGGCTTCGCCGCTGCCGCCGCCAGCCCCCGCAAGTGACGCGGGTTCGGCTGGCGCGAGGAGTGGCTATCTCTACTGGCGTGAGCAGCGCGAGAAGGAGCTGGCGCTTGCGGCGCAGCGTGACCGCGAGCAGGCAGAGGGAAAGCTGGTCGATGCGGAGACGGTGCGTAGGGCGCGGTTTGAACTAGCACGGCAGGTTCGCGACCGTCTGCTGACGTTGCCCGAGCGAGTGCATAAGCAGGTCGCAGCGGAAAGCGATCCGCTCACGGTGCTGCTGATGCTCGACGAGGAGGTGCGTGATTGCCTTCGCCAGCTCGTCACCGAGATCGCGGGGACAGGGGGTGAGGATGGGAGCGGTTGACGGTTGGCAGTTGGTGCGTAGCTCGTGGTGTGACGGCCTCGCGCCCGATCCGGTTACGCAGGTCTCAGAGTGGGCGGACGCGAATCGGATGCTCTCGCGCAAGGTTGCGGCGGAGCCGGGGCCGTGGCGCACTTCGCGCACGCCCTACCTGCGGGAGCCGATGGACTGCCTGTCCGTGACCAGCCCGATTCAGGACGTTGTATTCGTCGCGGGCACGCAGGTCGGCAAGAGCGAGACCGGCATGAATTGGCTTGGGTGCTCGATAGACCAGTCGCCGTCGCCGTTTCTCGTTGTCATGCCGACGCTAAATCTTGCGAAGCGATGGAGTCGACAACGCTTCTCCGAGCTGGTCGACAACACGCCAATCATCAAGAAAAAGGCGGGTGAAAAGCGCTCGCGTGATAGCACCAACACTATTCTCGAAAAGGAGTTTGAAGGCGGTTCGATGGTGGTCGTCACCGGCGCGAACAGCGCGGTCGGCTTGCGCTCGATGCCTGCCAAGTACATCCACTTCGACGAGGTGGACGGCTATCCGCACGACGTCGACGGTGAGGGCGATCCAACGCTGCTTGCGAAGAACCGCCAAGACAGCTTTCAATCGCGCGCAAAGCGACTTTATACGTCGACGCCGACAGAGAAAGATGCGTCGGCCATCGAGGAGCTATACGAGGCGAGCGACAGGCGTCTCTACTACGTTGCCTGTCCACACTGTGGGCACGAGCAGCCGCTTGTGTGGAACGACGACGACGGCGTTAAGCGGATGTACTGGCGCGATGACGATCCGGAGACGGCCGGCTACATCTGCGCGGGGCCGGAGTGCGGCGTGATCATCGATGAGCGTCATAAGCGCGAAATGCTCGAAACGGGCCGCTGGATTGCGCGCTCGCCGGGGCCGGGAAAGGCTGCGGGGTTCCTCATCAATTCGCTGTATTCACCGTGGGTCTCTTGGGCGTCGCTGGTAAATGAGAGGATCGAAGCCGACAAGGCGGCAGCAAACGGCGATTACTCGAAGCTGAAGACGTTCACCAATACGCGCGAGGCGCGTTCGTGGGAAACGCCGGGATCGCGGGTCAAGTCGAACACGCTGCGTGAGCGGGCCGATAGCGAAACGTATCGTCTCGGCACGGTGCCGGTCGGTGGGCTTGTGCTCACGGGGGCGGTTGACGTCCAGCCTGATCGCCTGGAGTTGCTGATTCTGGCGTGGGGCGTCGGCGAGGAGGTGTGGATCGTTGATTACCGGGTGTTCTACGGTGACACGAGCGAGGACGACGTTTGGACTGAAATGCGGCAAGTCGTCCGCACGCCGATACGCAACGCATGGGGGCACGACCTGTTCGTCCGACTCTGCGCGGTCGACACCGGCTACAACGCACAACGCTGCTATGCGTGGCTGCGTGAGCACGAGCACGAGGGGTTCGTCGGGGTGAAGGGCTTCGGCGATGAAAAGCGCCCGTTGCTCGGCAAGCGCAGTACGGTCGACTTCGATTGGATGGGCGCGAAGGTGCCGAACGGTGCGCATGTCTATCCGCTCGGCACGTTCGTCGCAAAAGAGCAGCTTATGGGGTGGCTGCGACTTACCGGCACCGGATCGCATCGCGTGCACTACTCGCCGGACCTCTTTGACGACTTCTTCGCCCAGCTCACCGCCGAGGTGCTTGTGACGAAGTGGGTCGGCAGCAAGGCTCGTAAAGAGTGGTGGAAGCCGAAGAAGGCCCGCAACGAAGTGCTCGACATGTTCGTCTACAACATGGCCGTCGCGGCGATGCTGGGCCTGCCGCGTTGGCGTCCGATTCAATGGGAGACGCTGGTCAAGAACCTGCAAAGCGACGACCTGTTCGGTGCCCCGGCAGTGCCGTCAGAACCCGACGAGGCGAACGAGATGCCGCAGCAGTCAGACGCGGCTCCCGAGCCTGACACGGAATCGCCGGACGCTGGTGTGCCCGCATCGGTATCGCCGCAACTGCCACCACAACCCAAACCCGTACCAATGACCGCCCCCCGCCCGCCTGCCCGGCGCGTGGGGCGTTCGTCGTACCTGAAACGCAGATAAGGGGGCTAGATGGCCTATTCGCAGAAAGATTTGGACCGCATCGACCGGGCAATTGCGACCGGTCAGCTTGAGGTCGAATACGCTGACCGGAAAGTCCGGTATCGCTCGGTGCGTGAGCTGCGCGAGGCGAAAAGCGAAATTGTTAAAGAGCTTGGAGCCAACGCGCCGCGCTCGCGAATCATCCGGCTTCGGCACGGTGGGAAGGGGCTGCTATGAGCAAATTCCCCTCCCTGTCGCAGCGAGGCTTTGTGATGCCTACGCGGCTCAAGGCGTCGGCTTACGACGCGGGTGGCGGGGGCGGTGGGCGGGGGAAGTCGTGGAAGGTCTCGGGGGCCGGGCCGAACGCTGCGGCGACGCAGAATTTAGCGCTCATGCGCTCCCGTGCTCGTGCCGCGATTCGTAACGACCCTTGGGCCAAAGCGGCGATTCACCGTCTTGTGACAAACACCATCGGCACGGGGATTCAGCCTCATCCAAAGCACAGCGACGAGAAAATCCGTGCCGCTCAAAAGTTGCTTTGGAAGGACTGGCTACCTGACGGCGACGCCGATGGATTGCTCGACTTCTACGGTCAGCAAACGCTCGCCGCGCGGGCATTCTTCAGTGACGGCGAAGTATTCGCGCGTCGGCGGCTTCGTCCTTTGTCCGAAGGGCTTGCAGTGCCTATGCAGGTTCAGGTGTTGGAAGCCGACATGCTGCCCGTCGAGAAAAACGAAGTGTTGGCGAACGGCTCGGAAATTATCAGCGGTATTGAGTATGACGCTGATGGGCGGCGCGCAGCGTATCACTTTCTGCGGCGGCATCCGGGCGAATACAACCGCATGAGTGCGGGCGTCGGCCTGACCGTGCGTGTACCCGCTGATGAAGTGGTGCACGTGTTCCAGCCGCTTCGTCCGGGGCAGGTGCGCGGGGTGCCCGAGCTATCGACGGTTCTCCTACGGCTCCACTCGCTCGACAACTTCGATGACGCCGTGCTGTTCCGTCAGGAAGTGAGCAACCTGTTTGCCGGTTTCATCACGAAACCTAGCACGCCCGCAAGTGGTCCCCCGGTCGACGGCTTGACCGGGGCGCCGGTCGAGTTTGACGCGGACGGGTTTAGCCCTTTCGTGTCGCTCGAACCCGGCTCGATGTCGGAGCTTGGGCCGGGCGAAGAGGTGTCGTTTGCCGAGCCGCCGGGGGCTGGCACCGACTATGCGCCGTTCATGCGGCAGCAGTTAATGGCCGCTGCCGCGTCTGTGGGCATGCCCTATGAGGTGCTAACGGGAGATCTCCGGGACGTCAGCGACCGCGTGCTGCGTGTGCTTCTCAACGAGTTCCGGCGCGGCCTTGAACAGTTGCAATGGAACCTGTTCATTCACCAGTTTTGCCGCGTCGTCTGGCGTTGGTGGGTGGATGCGGCAGCGCTGGCCGATTCGATGCCGATGCCCAACTACTACACGCGGCGTCGTGAGTATCTGAGGGCCGAGTGGGTGCCGCAAGGCTGGCCGTACATCCACCCGGTGCAGGACGTCACAGCCAATCAAATGGCAGTGCGCTCCGGCTTCACAAGCCGCTCGGCAGTCGTGCTTAAGGGGGGCGATGCACCCGAGGTCGTCGAGGAGGAAGCGGAGGCCGATAACAGGCGTGCCGACGCTCGTGGCCTGCGATACGACACTGACTTGCGCTGGCAAAACCCGGTAGACCGAAATCTCAAATCAAACAAAGGAAACGACGATGAAGAATCGTAAGTGGTGGGACATTCGCGCCAGTGTCAACGGGCAGGGTGCCAGCGTGGTCGAGATCCGCATCTATGACGAAATCGGCTTTTATGGCATGGACGCACAGGCGTTCATGTCGCAGCTCGACGCGGCGGCGGGCAGTGCGGCGGAAATCGTTGTCGCGATTAACTCGCTCGGTGGTGACGTGTTCGACGCGTTTGCAATCTACAACGCATTGCGGCGCTATCCCGAGAAAGTTACGACGCGAATTGACGGGGTTGCAGCGTCGGCAGCATCGCTCGTCGTGATGGCTGGTCATCGCGTGCTGATGCCGGAAAACGCGATGTTGATGATTCACAACCCGTGGACAGTGGCCGGTGGTGACGCGGATCAATTGCGCGCGTACGCCGACATGCTGGACAAAGCCGGTGATGGAATCATGGCTGCGTACCGAAACAAGTCGGGCAAGACCGACGATGAGCTGCTGGCGATGATGAAGGCGGAGACGTGGTTCACCGCGAGCGAAGCTGTCGAGGCCGGTTTCGCTGATGAGATCGAAGCTCCGGTGAAGATCTCGGCCTCGGCGAACAGCGCTCGCATCATCGCCAGGCTGACCAACATCCCCGAATCGGTAAAGGCGCTTCTGAACGGTAGTGGAGATAGTGCGGCGCCACCAGCTCCGGCTCCTTCCAGCGCAGCGCCGCAGGGAGATCCGGTCGCAGAGGAGCCGACGGCGCTCCTCGCCCATCTCTACGCGTCTTGCCGTACGGCCAACCTGTCCAATTGTGCGGAAGGGATCGCGCTCGCGACGGGGCTGAAAAATCGTGCGTCGATTGACGCGGCGGTGGTGGCCGCGACGGAAATCGCGGGCGTCTGCTTGGCCGCAAAGAAGCCCGAGCTTACGGCGAAATTCGTGAGCGACGGCCTGTCGCCCACGGACGTGCGTGCCCGCCTTTACGACCAGCTCGTGAGCGGCCAGCCGAAATTGAACAACCACGCGTCACCGCCGAGTGACGCGCCTGTTGTGCAAGCGCGTGGCCCGAGTGCCACGGATATCTACGCCGCTCGTCGCGGCAACAGTGCTCGTAAATAACCGAGTCTCTAAAGGAGAAGTCAATGCAAGCAAGAACCCAAGGCACATTGCCCGGCGAATTCCTCAAGTCCGAGGCCAATGGCCGTCTCTCGCGCGAACGCATCAAGGTTGCGGCTGGCAACGCGCTGCCCGCCGGGCAAGTCCTCGGAAAGCTCGATAGCGGCGAGTACGTCGCCTACAACGCCGCTGGTGCGGATGGCTCGGAAAAGGCCGTTGCCATTCTCTATGCGCCGCTCGATGCGAGCGACGTTGCACGACCGGCCGTCGGCATCGTTCGCCTCGCCGAAGTTGTGGGGAGCCTTGTCGCCGGTGCTGACGCCGCTGCGTTCGCGTCGCTCGCAACACACTTCGTCATCCCGCGATAAGCGCATCGGCCTAATCGCTCGCCCTTGATCGGGGCGAGGAAATTTTCCATACGTTCGGAGGTTCAAATGGCGGAAATCGCCCTGTTTAACGATGACGCGTTTTCGCTCGCGTCGCTCACCGCTGCTATCAATGAAGCAGCGCATGTACCGTCTCGGCTCGCTAACCTCGGATTGTTCGAGGAAGACGGTGTTACCACGACGACCGTTCAAATCGAGCACGACGGTGACAAGCTTGCGCTTATCCCGGCCGCTCCCCGTGGTGGGCCGGGCGTGCAGATCGGCGGAAGTAAGCGGAAGTTGCTCCCGCTCAACACGGTGCACTTGCCGGCCGAGGGGCAAATCGGCGCGGACGAAATTCAAAACCTGCGCGCCTTTGGTCGCGAAACTGAGCTGGAGGCATTGCAAACGGTTGTTAACGGACGTCTGGCCACGATGCGTCGATCGCTCGATGCTACGCACGAGTTCCATCGCATCGGGGCTATCAAGGGGCAGATCCTCGATGCAGACGGCCAGACGGTCCTCGTGGACCTTCTGGATAAGTTCGGCGTTGAGCGCAACGTCGTACCGTTCAATCTCGACAAAGCGGATACCGAGATTCGCCAGCTCTGTGCGGATGTGCTGGATTTGATCGAAGACGCGTTGGGCAATACGCCATTCTTCGGCGTGCGCGTTTTCTGCGGGCGCACGTTCTGGCGCAAGCTGATCGTGCTCAAAACCATCAAGGAGACGTACCTCGCCAGCGCAACCGCCTCCGCGCTGCGCAACGATGTTCGCGATTCGTTCGAGTTCGGCGGGCTGGTATTCGAGCGCTATCGCGGTCGCGTCGCGGGTGTCGGCTTCGTCGAGGACTCGGCGGCATACGCTGTGCCGGAAGGTGTGCCGGAGCTGTTCATCACACGGTTTGCCCCTGCGAACTACATGGAGGCGGCGAACACTAAGGGCCTTCCGTACTACGCGAAGCAGGAAATCCAGCGCTTCGACAAGGGCGTCGACCTTGAAGCGCAGTCGAACCCGATTCACCTGTGCACGCGCCCGAGGGCCGTCGTTAAGCTGACGGCCTGATATGTCGTTTCGTGACCTCGCGGCCGAGGTGGACGATGCTGTCGAGGATGAACTTTCCGACGACGACATCTCTATCAATGGTCTCCCGGTCCCGGCGATGTACTCCGAGCCGTGGCTTGCACCCGATCTAGGGCAGCAACCCACGGCGCTTACCGGACCACAAATCCGCGTGCGTGATATGCACGTGCGCGGCCTGCGTGTCGGTGTGGGCGTGCAAGTCGGCGAACAGGCATACCGGGTGTACGAAATCAAACCCGATGGCACCGGCTGGACGGTTCTCTTACTGAGGTGACGGAATGGACCGTCTGACAGTCGAAGTCGATATCAACCAAGCGCTCTCTGTTCTGGGGGCGCTTCCTCCCTCCGCTATGCAAGCGGCGTGGCGGCGGACACTTCGCAAGGTCGCAGCGTGGATCAAGACGCAGACCGCACGTGAGGTGTCCGCCGCAACGAAGATCCCGCAGAAGGTCATCAAAGGCCGTCTGTACTTCTTCCTGCGCTCGATGGACGCGGGCAAGGTATGGCTCGGACTGAACCCAATCGAAGCGCATCGTCTCGGCAAGGTCACCCAGACCCGTAAGGGGGTGCGTGCTGGTCGCACGACGTTTGAGGGTGCGTGGCGGCAGACGAAGGCTAAACCGAATGGCCCGATTTACCGCCGGACAGGCAGCGGCCGAACGCCCTATGAGGTCGTTACTGTCGATTGGAGCAGATTCGGCGACCCTGCATTCAGGCGGGCCGCCCGCGCAGTCGAAGCCCGGCTATTGGTCGTGCTGCGGCAGGAAGTTAACTACGAGTTGGAGAAAGCCCTTGGACGTGCTCGATAACCTCAAGACGTTGCACGACGCCATCGAAGCGGGACTCAAAGTCGCTTTGCCGGACACGGTGACAGTGCTGGTGTACCCGCGCCACCTGCAAAAGGTGCCCACACCGAGCGTCGTTCTTGAAATGTCGGAAATGCTGCCGGGGCACGACCCCGGTACGGGGCAAATCGCGTTGACCGGCCATTTTCAGGCACGGGTCATCGTTGACCCGCTCGATGCCGATGCCGACCTGCTGGTCCGTGAGTTGAGTGCCCGTGTGGCCCTCGCGACGCAAGGGCAAACGTGGGAATTGCCAGCAACACCGGCTCGGCTGATTCAGGTCGGCGAGGACCCGTTTCGCCCGGCGCTAGACGCCTACATCGTGTGGCTGGTGGAGTGGGCGCACGAGTTCAACCTCGGCCCGGTGTGGCCGATAGTGGAGCCGGGTAGGGAAATCACGTGGTTGGTGGCGGGCGACGACGACACGTTACCGATTGGGTTTGACCTCGCTGGTGAGATGGAAGGCACGTCATGACCGAATACGACATTGGAGAAATCGACCGGCGTATCGCCTGCATGCTGCAAGTCGGCGTGGTGAGCGCTGTTGACTATGATCCCCCCCGTTGTCGTGTGACTGTGGGGGATTGGACGAGTTTGCCGATGCGCTGGTTGTCGTTCGCTGCGGGCGCGGTGCGGTCGTGGAGACCGCCGTCGCTAAACGAGCAGGCCATCGTGGTTTCGCCTTCCGGCGACTTAGCGACTGCGTTCGCCATAGTCGGCTACTACACCGACCAGCACGATGCTCCGGATAGCAGCCCGGACACGACGGTCACGGACTTCCCGGACGGTGCGCGCGAATCGTACGACCACGCGTCGAGCGAGTACGTCTTGGATGTGCCTGCGGGCGGTCGGATCGTCTTCCGAATCGGCGATACGCAGCTCGTGCTCGAAGCCGGCGGCACAACGCTCACGACGCCTACTTTTACCGGGGACACGCCGACGGCGACCTTTACGGGAGACACGACCGTCGAGAAGCGGCTGACGTTCAACGGTGGCATGACCGGCAAAAGCGGGGGCGGTGGGGCGACGATGGAAATCGAGGGTAAAGCTCGCTTTACTGAGGACGTTATCGCGGGCGACATATCGCTCACGGGGCATAGCCACATGGAGCAAGGCGACGGCGCCCCGGTGGGTCCGCCTATCCCGCGATAGTGCGCTACAGAGTTTCGAATGCAAGGCCGCATATGTGATGCGGCCTTTTTTATTGGAGTGTGAAAAATGTCGAAGCCGCAACAGCAGCAACCCGCCTTCGGGCAATCGGACAAGAGCGAGATTGCCGGAGCGACGTCCGGCGTGACGTTTCGTGACAAGGCATTCAAGTCGCGAGTGATTGTGTTTCCCGGCGGCGCAACCGTGACCGTTGAGCGCGGGACCGCTACCGTGACCGACGCCGCGCATATCGAGGCGTTGGACAAGCGCGACGACTTCGAGCGCGTGAGCGAGTGACGCCATGACGGTCGCGTCCGAACTGGTCGGCATGGACCGCGTGACCGGCATGCCCTTGCGCGGCATCGCGCACGTTAAGCAATCCATCGGCGACATCCTCTCGACCCGGAAAGGGGCGCGGCGCGAGCGTCCCGAGTACGGCAGCAACATCCCGTTGATGGTCGACTTGCCGCTCACGCGCGGTCTGATATCGGAAATGCAGGCGGATGCGGCGCAAGCGTTGGGACGTTGGGAGCCGCGTATCAAGTTGGAGCGTGTCGTCCTCGTCTCGTTGGTCGGTGGTAAGCCGACGTTCCGCATCGAGGGCGAATACGAAGGTAATCGCGAAGTGTTTGAGGTGCTGCTATGACCATCGATCTTTCTACCCTCGCGCCTCCTGACGTTGTGCAGCCGCTGGACTTCGAGGAGGCGTATGCGAAAAAGCTGGCGTTGTTCAAATCGCTCTATCCGCTGTGGTCGGCGGCACTTGAGTCGGACATGGTGGTCAAGCTCATCCAGTTGGCCGCCTACGACGAAATTCGCGCTATTGCTCGAACGAACGATGCAGGACGGGCGGTCATGTTGGCGTTTGCAGGCGGTTCGGACCTTGAGCATTTGGGGGCGTTGCAAGACGTGTTGCGCGGCGTGGTGTCGCCGGCGGACGACGCGGCGAATCCTCCTGTCCCGGCAGTACTCGAAGGGGATGCCCGGTTCCGGTCTCGCATTCAAATGGCACCCGAAAAATCAACGGTCGCAGGACCGTTCGATGCTTATCGGGCCTTTGCTATGGACGCGTCAGCGCGGATTGCTGATGTCGTCGTCGATAGGCCGGTGGCTGGAACGATTCGCCTGACGGTCATGTCCGTGGACGGTGACGGTGTGCCCGACGCTGATTTGCTGGCAATCGTGGATGCGAAAGTGTCCCCGGAGACTGTTCGTCCCTTGAACGATTGGGTCGATGTTGTTGCGGCAGGGAAGGTCGATTACGAGATCGACGCTGACGTATACGTGCCGCGCGGTGTCGGTGCTGGTGCTGCATTCGACGCGCGCAAAGTGGCTTTGGACGCGGCGATTGCCGAGGCGCGAATGCTCGGCGTCGGCATGCCATTGTCGGCTCTGTATGGAGCCCTTCACCCCGAAGGTTCGGGGGTGAGAAAGGCCGTGGTGCGAAAGCCAGCAGCAAGCGTGGAGTGCAACGCACGGCAGTTTGCGAATTGCACCGCGATCCGCTTGAACAAGGTGGAGGTGTGATGTCGCATCCGCTACTTCCGAGCAATCAAACGCCGCTTGAGGCGGCACTAGCGCATGTCATGCGCCCTAGTGTCGATCCGGACGTCATCAAGACGCTATGGGACGCCGACAGGTGTCCGGTGAGGCTGTTGCCGTGGTTGGCGTGGGCAATGGCGGTCGACGGGTGGGAGCTTGCTGAGTCTGAAGCGGTGCAGCGTTCGCTCATCAAGAACTCGCTCGCGATGCACCGAAAGAAGGGCACGCCGTGGGCGGTTAGGCAAATCATTCGCAGCCTCGGCTTCGGGGAGGTGGTCATTGTCGAGGGGAGGTTGATCCGTCGGCGCGACGGCTCCACTACGCGTAATGGTGACTACGTTCACGGGGCCGCGAACGCGTGGGCGCAATACATCGTGAAGCTCAGTCGCCCGGTCACGAAAGATCAAGCCGAGATGCTGCGCAGCGCGATTGAGCGGTATGCGCCGGGGCGTAGTGAACTGGTCGCACTTGATTACACCGAGGCAGCACTTCGCCATAACGGCGTAGCTCGCCGCGATGGGCAATTTACACGAGGGACGGTAACAAAATGACGAAACTTCAAGAGCCGACTGATTGGTCGGATGAAATCTACCAGTTGGAAACGAGTGATCAGGTACTCGGTGGCCCGGACGGAATCGATAACGTGCAGGCAAAGCAACTTGCCGGGCGGACGAATTGGCTGCGCGATGCGGTCGCAAAAAACGCGGATTCGTTCGCGGCCCATGAGGAGGCAGTCGACCCGCATAAGCAATATGCGACGAAGCGTAGTCTGGATGAGCGGATTGCCGCGCTCGTACCTGCGACTGCCGGGATCGACTCAAATACCGCGATCCCCGCTTCGGCCTCGGGAACGCTATACGAAATCAGCGATGGCACTGCGACCCTTCCGGCTCCGGCTGACCGACTCATTTTCGAATTTTGGGGTACTGGCGTCGCTAAGGGGAAAATCGCCGCACCCGGAAACGCCACATTGCAATTGCCCGACGGCACAATTACGCCGGGCGGCGTATTCCCTGTCGGGGCAAATACGGCGGTGCGGGTGAGGTGCGACGGGGCAAGTTGGTTAATCACCAACCTTTCCGGCGTGGTTCGCGCGAAGTCCGGAGCGATCACCGCTGATTGGGGGGTTGGTGGGAAGCTCACCGTTGGCGACGACGCTAGGGTCGGTGGTTCCGTTGCCGTGGGTGGCGACGGTCATGTCGACGGCACGCTCGTTGTTGTGGGCTCCGCCACTGTTGGCTCCCCCTCCAAATTTGGAGACGCGGCACAGTTCGGGCAGCTCGGCAACTGTCGGGAAGTGGTGGGGACGACCGATGCAACCGTACTGACGGCAAACCAAGCGGGTAGCTCGGTGAATGTCGGTGGAGCGACGGCGTATACGAACAAGCTACCGCTGTCGTCGTCGTGTCGTAGTGGTTCGACATTCGAGTTTCTTAGTTCGAACGGCGTGGCGGTGACAATCGCCTGCCAAGGCACGGACAAAATTGCGTTTTCAGGGATGTCGGCAAGTTCGATTGCGCTCCTGCCTGGCGACAATCTGACGCTCAGGACGAACGGAACCGGAATTTGGTTTGCATTCGGCGGTGCTGCGCAACTGCAATACAGCAGTGCCTTGGGCGGTTCGCTCGGCACAAATTGGTATCAAAAGTACCCAAACGGAAAGATCGAAAACCGAGGGTCAGGTGTAACTGACGCGAACGGCATTCTCGTGCAGACGTTGCCGCTTGCGTATCCCGGCGCTGCGCGCGGGGGTGTGGCGATTCTTTACGGCGGTGGTGGGTCCACGCTTGTAACGGTGCCGTCACAAACGTTGTCGCAAATCACGATTGCGACGAAGGCGTCTTCTACTGGAGTGGCGCAACCTTCGCAGCCTGTGGCGTGGATTTCTTGGGGAGAGTGAGATGGGGAAAAAGTTTGCTGCGTTTGATGAGCAGGGCAACATTGTTGCCCAATACGACAGTGTAGACAGCCCGGTGCCGAAAGGGTTGACGAGCGTCGTGGAGTTGACTGATGAGCAATACAGGCGGTGGACCAATGAGCCGACACGTTGGTACTTGCCCGAGGGCGTTTTCACTGCGGCGCCGGCTCCGTCGGACGAATACCTCTTGAGTCTTGCAAAGGCCGTGAGAATCGCGGAGCTTGCCGAGGCCTGCCGTGCCGAGATCCATGCGGGCTTCTCGTCGAGTGCGCTCGACAGTCCGTTCGTCTATCCCGCAAACGATGTCGATCAACAGAATCTGTCGGCATCGGTACTCGATTCGTTGATGCCCGGTATTGCCTCCGACTGGACTACCCCGTTTTGGTGCGCGGATGCCGCTGGCGCGTGGGCGTTCCGTGAGCACACTGCCGCGCAGATTCAGCAGGTGGCACGAGATGCCAAGACGGCAATCCTGTCTGCGACGGCGAGGAGGATCGCTCTGACCGAGCGGGTGAACGCCTGCGTGACTCAGGCGGAGGTTTCAGTCGTTGCATGGAATGGCTAGTGAGCGGCAAAGCGCTCGTGAATCTCCGACAATTTCCTCGGCGTGGTTGGTGATGAGTTGTGCGCATTTCTTGATGCGACGACCTTGCTTGCAATGGCAGGGGGTCGCAAAACTATCGGAGGTGTATGTATGGCCGTAGTGGCATGGGATGTTCTCTTGTGGTTCATGTGGTGGTACGCGAAAGTCATGGGTGCCGCGTTGTTGTTCGCGGTGCCCGGGCAGGTCGTAAGTCGATTCGTTCGAGCGCCTTCGCACGGGGTTTCAACGGTGGTGACGCGAGTTGTGCTCTTGCTGGCGTATCCCGCGCACGCAGCACTTTCGCTGGGCGTCACTCTGTTTGCCTGGAGTGCCGTTTGTTGGTGGGCACCGTTGTTTGTCGACCGCGACGGGAATTTGCCGAAGTGGCTCCGGTGGTACCAGACGTTCGATGCGTCGGTAGACGCAGGTTGGAGTGATGCCTACTACACCGGTTGGTTGGCTGAAACTCGCATCGGGCGTTACATCTCACGCGTGCTGTGGTTGTGTCGGAACCCTGCCTACGGGTTCGATTATGCGTTGCTCGGCGTCGCGTTCGCGGCAAGCGAGTGGCGGGTTGTGAAGTATGTTGAGACCGAAGATACGGCGCTGTTCTTCGCCGTTGGTCGCGGCTTCAATTTCTATTACGAAGGCCGATGGGGAAGGTACAAGATCGGCTGGAAAGCGTGGAACCGATGGGGCGGCACCGGTTGGGATGCTCCCAACTGGGCGGAGTATGACCGAATCCCACTGTGTTTCACTTTGAACCCATTTCATCGACGGCCCGCCTAGTGCGGGCCGTTTTCATTTGGGCCGCTAGTTCGGTTCTCGTCGGGGGTGAGTGTGACATTTCTTGATGCGTTGGTCGGTGCGTTGAAGTCGACGCCGGAGGCCGTGGTCGACGGTGTTCGTGCGGCACCGGCAGCGTCCGTGCCGGTGATGAAATTCATGGGCTATCCGGTCTCCGACTGGACGAGCCTTGTGATGCTTGTCTATGCGCTGCTGCTGGTAGGGCACTTGCTCTACAAGTTCTACGCGCGAATTTTCGGTAAGGGCTAAGAGCCGGGGCGATGCATGGATATCAAACAAAAGTTGCTTGGGGTGATTCCCGCCGGGGCGGTCGCGATCCTCCTGACGCTGCTGCCCTATTTCGAGGGCGTCAGTCTGAAGGCATATCGCGATTCGGTGGGGGTGTGGACGATTTGCTACGGGCACACGCGGGGTGTCACCGAGGGGCTGGTCGTCAGCATGGCGCAGTGCGCCGCGTGGTTGGAGGAAGACATTCGCATCGCGCTCGATGCGGTTGATCGAAACGTCCGCGTTCCGATCACTGAGGTGGAGCGTGCAGCGTTGGGTGACTTCGTGTTCAACCTTGGTGAGCCAGCGCTACAGCGCAGCACGCTGCTGCGGCTTGTCAACGCTGGCCGTAAGGTCGAGGCGTGCAATGAATATCAACGTTGGGTGAACGCTGGTGGGCGGAAGCTCGCGGGCCTCGTCAAGCGGCGCAATGTTGATGAGTGGTTGTGCCGGTACAAATCGCCGCCTCCCTGACGGCGACGACGTTTTTCGAATTCGCAATCAACGGCCGCAGATGCGGCCATTTTCTTTTGAGGAGACTCCGATGGGAGCAACTTCGTTTTTTCACGGTGTGACCGTAACCGAGGTGCAGGACGGTGCGCGAACCATCGCTGTGCCGTCGTCGTCCGTTGTCGGTCTGGTGGATACGTTCACGCCCGGCAATGGTCTGGCGCAGCCGGATGTTCCGGTGCAACTGACGTCGGAGTATGAGGCGGTCAAGGCGTTCGGTGAAACCAGCTCCATCACGCGAGAGGTGAAGAAGCTTTTCGCGCAGAGTAAGGCCGTCGTGATCGCGGTCGGCGTGAAGGTGGCGCAGACGCCCGAGGAGCAAACGTCAGCCATCATCGGCGGTGTGAGCGCAGCGGGTGTGCGTACCGGCCTGCAAGCGCTCTTGGACGCGAAATCGCGCTTTAACGCGCAGCCGCGTTTGTTGGTCGCACCGAAGCATTCGGCGACGCAGGCTGTAGCGACGGCTATGGACGCGCTTGCTACCCGCCTTCGTGCCATCGCAATTGTCGATGGCCCGAACAAGGACGACGAGGCCGCCATCGCGTACGCGCAGAATTTCGGAAGCCGTCGCATCTATATGGTCGACCCCGGCGTGCAGTTGTGGGACACGAAGGTGAATGCAACCGTCGACGGCCCGGCATCGTCCATCGCTGCGGGCCTGTTCTGTCAGACCGACGCCAATATCGGCTTTTGGGCATCTCCGTCCAACAAGGAAATCGTCGGTATCACCGGCACGTCGCGCCCCGTCGAGTTTCTGGACGGCGATGAGACGTGCCGTGCGAACCTCCTGAACAACGCGTTTATCACGACGATCATCCGTGACGGCGGTTATCGCCTGTGGGGCAACCGAACGTTGTCGGCCGATCCGAAATGGTCGTTCGTGACGCGCGTTCGCACGCAAGACATGGTGATGGATGCGCTCCTGTATGGGCACAAGTGGGCCGTCGACCGCAACATCACGGCGACCTATGTGAAGGACGTGACGGAAGGGCTGAGCGCGTTCATGCGCGACCTGCGCAATCGAGGGGCGGTTGTCAACTTCGAAGCCTTCCCCGATCCGACCCTCAACACGGCGACGCAACTTTCCGAAGGGCGCGTGTATTGGCGAGTTCGCTTCACCGACTCGCCCCCGGCAGAAAACCCGACATTCCTCGTGGAAGTCACTGACCAGTGGCTGACCGAGGTTCTCGAATCCGGCAACTAAGGGGCAATCATGATTCCGGAAACATTCGTTAACTTCAATCTTTTCGTTGACGGGACGTCCTTCGCTGGCGTTGCCAATTCCGTCACTCCGCCGAAGCTCAAGATCAAAACCGATGAGCATCGCGGCGGTGGCATGGACGCCCCTGTGAAGATGGACATGGGCATGGAAGCGCTCGAAGGTGCCTTCTCGATGAGTTCCATGCGAGTCGAGGTGCTTAAGTTCTTCGGCCTCACTGATGGCGAGGCGTTCAACGGGGTTTTTCGTGGGGCGTTCCGCGACCAGCGTGGCAAGGTCAAGAGTGTCGTCTTGACCATGCGCGGTTCTCTGACCGAGCACGATAGCGGTGAGTGGAAGCCGGGTGAGAAGGTCGACGTGAAATACACGCCATCCCTCACTTACTACAAGCTGGAAATTGACGGGCAAACCGTCTACGAAATCGACGTGATTGCAGGCGTTCGGATTGTCAACGGCGTCGACCAGCTCAAGGACGTGCGTCAGGCGCTCGGGATGTAATCGCCGCGATCTCGCAAAGCAACTTTGGGCGGGCCGATTGGTTCGCCCTTTTTATTTTTAGGAACCGACATGCCGGAAGCAAAGAAACTCGAAACGATCTCCGTTCCGCTCACCTATCCCATCGATATCAACGGGGTCAAGGTCGACGTGCTCACGATGCGCCGTCCCAAAGTCCGCGACACTCGCGCCGCTCAACAGACGTCGGGCGGCGACGATGGTGAATATGAGATCCACCTTTTCGCAGCACTGATCGGCGGTGCTCCTTCGGACCTCGATGCGCTCGACATGGAGGATTACGACGCGTTGCAGAACGCGTTCCGCCGCTTTCGATCCGTACGGCGTGAGGCTAACGGCGGGCGAGGTGAAGACGTTCGCCAAGCGTCTGGTGCGGGAGCTGGGGGCGAGTCCTGAGTCTGTAGACAACATGGATCTGCGGGACTTGGTGTGGTGGTTGACTGATTGATGACGTGGGCCGCACAGGCGGCCCATGCCAGTGAGGTGAGACATGGCGGGCGATATTGCACTTGGCATTGTCATCGGCGGGGCGGTATCGGCCACGTTCGGCAAAGCCGTGAAGGAAACGACGTCGCGCATCGGCGAGCTGAAGAAGACCGCGAACGAAACGCGGATGTGGCAGCGCACGATTGGCGATACCGTCAAATTGCAGGAGGAATTTCGGCGCCTGCACAACGCGGGCGATTCCGCTGCGGAAGGGGTGCGGCGCAAGCTCGATGCGAATCTGAAGTCGCTGCGCGACAACGGCATCGAGGTCGGCCGCTTGGATCGCGAATATGCGCGGCTCGGCAAGACCGTGCGCGGTCTCGACATGAAAGCTGCCGGGCACGAGCGGTTTGCGGCCGGGAAGGAAGGGATGCGCAACGTGGCCGGTGATGCCGTCAAGTTCGGTGCGGCGGTTGCGGTGCCCGCGACCGTTGCGGCGAACTATCAAGCAATCATCCGGGACATTGCGATTAAGGCTGGTATCGCCCGCACGCAGGAGGAGACGGACATGGGGGCTCGTATCCGCAAGGATGCGAGCGCTGCGGGCCTCTCGCGTAACGAGATGGCCGAAGCCATTAACCAGATGGTCGCGGCCGGTATGGACGTCGATAAGGCGCTTAATTTCGGTCGTCCCGCTGCTGAGTTCGCGGTCAGCCAGGGGGCGACGGCGAGCGAAACGGCGAAGATGATTCAGGCGTTACAGCAGAACGCGAAAATTTCCGATCCGGCGCAAATGTCGCGGGCGATGGAAGCCATCGCGTACCTCGGCAAAGCCGGGTCTTTCGAGTCGATCGATATGGCTCGGTGGTTCCCCGTGCTGTTGGCCGAAATGCAGAAGATCGGCATCACGGGGCAGGATTCGGTGACGCAGCTCGGCGCGATGCTGCAAGTCCAGATGAAGACCGCAGGCAATGCCGACGAAGCGGCGAACAACCTGAAAAACTGGTTCTCGAAAATCGGCTCCGGGGAGACCGAGCGGAATTACACCAAGGCGGGTATCGACTACCAAGCCAAGATGCGCGAAGCGATTGGCAAGGGCTGGTCAACGCTTGAAGCGTCGTTCGTTCTGGCCCGCGCCTACATCGAGCGCGTCGACCCGAAGAAGGCGCAGCAGCTCGCGGAGGCTGCAAAGGGCATTAACGCCGAGCTTGATCCGGAGAAGCGTCGCAAGCAAATCGCGGCCTTCGAGGACACGATGAAAACGGGCGACTTGTTTAACGACATGCAGGTCAAGGCCGCGCTCACGGCCTATATGCAGAATGCCGACCTTTACCAGCAACTCAAAAAGGAATCGGCCACGGCAACCGGCGAAATCAAGAAAGACCTTGCCGACCGACGCGATAGCTCAAAGCAGCTTTGGTCTGAAGTCGGGCAGGAGTGGAACGACGCCATGCGAAGCATCGGCGACGCGCTACGCCCTGTGACGGATGCGGTCGGTGCTGCGGCGAAAGGAGCTGGTGAGGGGCTTCGCACGCTGACCGATTCGTCACCCAAAGCGACGCTTGCCGTCGCGGGCGTGGCGAGCGCGTTTCTTGCCTACCGTGGCCTCAAGTCAACGTATCAAATCGGACGAGGGGTATTCGACATCGCCCGGGGCACGCTCATGGCTCGGGGCGGTGCGGTGGCCGGTGGGAAAGGGGCGGGCGGCGTAGCTCGGAAGGTTGCCGAGGCGGCTGGTGCGGTTGCAGGGGGCGTGCAACGCGTCTACGTGGTCAACCTGCCCGGCGCGGGCTTTGGGGGCGGTGGCGGCATCGACGTCGGTGGCGGAGCGGCAGGGGCGGCTCGTACAGCAGCGGCGCAGGCCAGCGGGGCGGCTGCACGGGTTGGTCGGTTCTCTCGCGTGGGCGAGGCGGTGCGTGGCGTGTTCGGCCGCGTTGCTCCTGCGCTCGGCCGGTTGGCCGCGATGGGAACGGTGTTCAAGATCGGGATGGCGGCGTCCGATGCATTCGCCGTGACGAAAAGCGACATGAGCCGCGAAGACAAGGCGAAAGGTCTGGGCGGCGTGGCTGGCTCGCTCGCGGGCGGAATGGTCGGCGCGAAGATCGGCGCGACGGTGGGCTTGGCGGGTGGTCCCATCGGTGCAGCAATCGGCGGCGTCGTTGGTGGTCTGGCCGGGTCATTCATTGGTGAGAAGGCGCTAGGAAAGGCCGCGCAATGGATGTTCGCGGCTAAGCGCGACACACCGCCCGAGTCGAAGGTCGACGCGCAAGCTATTGCGCAGGCGAAGTCGCTTGGCACCTCGTCGGACGTGTCGAAAACGTTCGCGAAGATCGAGCAGCAAAACACATTCGCGCCGATCTTCAACATCAAGGTTGAGGGTGATTCGGCGGATGCGGGTGAGCGGGCGTTTAAGGCCGCTGAGCCGATGCTGCGACGTTGGTGGAGTGACCAAAACTCAAAGAACAATCGCGCTGCGATGTTCGACTCCGCGCATCTTTAAGGGGGCAACGTGAGTATCGAAATGATGTTGGGCAAGGCCGCAGCTCAGGCGATTGTCGGAACCGAGCGAGTGAGGAAAGTGGAGCAGCTTTTGAGCAAGGGTAATTCGACCGGCAAGGAGGCGTTGGCTGGGCTTCAAAAACTCGCCGTCGGCGACCTGACAGGTGCGGCCGGTTTGCTCAAGGGCGCGACCAGCGCACTATCGCTCGCGGGCGATCTGAGTCCGAAGGTGGGCATGATTACGCGCAATTTCGACGTCATCAAGGGGGCCACTTCGTCTGTGCTGAGCATGGCAGCGGGGTCAAACCTTCCGCTTGTCGGTGCAGCGGGGCAGGCGCTGCAAGGGGCGCTTAAAGACGCGCAAGCCAAGTTCGGGGCGATGATCGGACTGCCCGGCGATGCGGTAGACGCGGTGGCGCAGCTCGCGGGCGTAAAGAAGCTCTCCTTCGGGATCGATAGCGCCGGGCGCGGTACTCCGCACCTGATGACGATGACGGCCAATAACGGCGAGTCGTTCCACTTCAATTTGTCGACGGCCGCATTCGACAAGCTCAAGCGGGCGACGCGGTACAAAGTCGCCTCGCAAGAGCGTTTGAACCGTCAGGAAGCACAGCAGGCGGTGAGCCAAGGCGGCGAGACGATCACGCTGACCGGTGTCATCTTCCCGCGCTTTGGCAACGGCATGCAGCAGTTGGAGACGCTGAGGCGCATCGGCGACAAGATGGACCCTGTGCTGCTTACAACCGGTTACGGCAAGGTGATGGGGCGTTGGTACTTGCACGGCATCGAGGAGGAGCAGGACGGTTTGCTCCACGACGGCGCCCCTCGCAAGCAATCTTTCTCGTTGGAGTTCGGGCGCTATGGCGAAGACCGTAAGAACGTCTGACGGCGACATCCTGGACGAGCTTTGTTATGCGGCATACGGCTCGCTCGTCGGTGTGGTCGAGGCGGTTTATGAGGCGAATCCGGGCCTCGCCGCGCAGCCGCAGCCGTTTGCCGCCGGCATCTTGATCCGGCTTCCCGATCTCGACATCGAGCGCGATGAGCCGGTGCAGCTCTGGACCTGAGGGGTATTCATGAAGGCAATCTTTCAAGTCGTCGCGAATGGCAAGGACATCACCTCGACTATCGAGGACCGAGTTCTCAAAATCCATACGACCGACAAGCCGGGATTAGAGGCCGACGAGTGCGAGGTCGAGCTGGACGACCGCGACGGCGCAATCCAGTTTCCGCCCAAGGGCGCGACGCTGCGCATATCGCTCGGTTGGGAAGGGAAAGGGCTGTCTCTCATCGGTGAGTACGCAATCGATGAAATCACCGTGCGTGGTCCGCCTGACACGATGATCATTCGAGGAAAGCCGGCGAATATGCGGGCCACCTCGAAGACGCACCGTAATGGCAGTTGGGAAAACGCGAAGCTGGCGGACATCATGGGGGACGTGGCTCGACGTAATAAGTGGGTAGTGGCATGCAGTGTCGATGCGGTTGTCCCTCGGGCCGACCAGTTCGGAGAAAGCGACTTGCATTTCGTCACGCGGTTGGCACGCATGCACGGCGCGACGGCCACGGTCAAGGCCGGAAAGCTCATCGTGACGCCTCGGGGGGCGGGCAAGAGTGCGAGCGGCATGCCGTTGCCCGCGATCACGCTGGCTCGCTCCGACGTCGGGCATTACGAGGTGTCATTTCCTGATCGCGCCTCGTTTGCCGCAGTGCGCACGAAGGTGCATGACGCAAAGTCTGGAAAGAAGATCGACCTTGTTATCCCGAACCCTGACGCTCCGCCGGGTGCTTCCGCTGTGCATACCGAGCGCCATGCGTTCGGGAGCACCGAGGCGGCAAAGTCGGCGGCGTCGGCTCGCTTGCAGAAGCTCAATCACAACACGGCGAAAAGTAGCTTGACCTTGACCGGTCGCGCCGATGTCAGCTCGGAGAAAACCCTGACGCTGACGGGCTTTAAGAAAGACGTCGACGGGGACTATCTGGTCGAGACCGTTGAGCACACGTATGAGGGGCGAAGCTGGGAGACGAAGATCAACCTCAACGCGGGCAACAAGGGTAAGGCGAAGGTCGGCCACGGCAAGAAGAAAGCAAAGAGCGTGAATCTGGTGGTGCCGCCGCCGTCGCGATAGCCGGTCTTGTCCGTCAATTGTCGAGCCGCCTTCGGGCGGCTTTTTGTTTGTCCGCGAGGGCTGTGCGCTCAGGCGCAAAGGAGATGTGAATGGAGGAGGTGCCGAAGTTGGGGGCGGTGCTTGTGTGCACTGCGCTGGTAATGCTCGCCGGGTTTGCCGGGGGATGGGTCGTGAACGGTTGGCGGATGAGCGCGGCCGTTGCGGAAGTCAGGCAGGCGAGGGCGGAAGACCGGGCCGACGCGGCCGAGTCTGCACTGACTGATCTGGCAGAGGGCGCCAGCCGCGTGAAAGCGGCGGCGGACGCTTACAAGTTTGAGAGTTCGGCCATTACCGGCCAGCTCGCACAAATCTCGAAGGAACTGAAAAGCTATGCGAAAGACAAGCCTCTCCCTGTTGATTGCCGCCCTGACGCTGGCCGGGTGCGCAGTCTCGCCGAAGCCGTTGCCGCCGCCAAGCAAGCCGCAGCTCGATAGTAGCCTCGCAGCGGCTTGTGAGATTCCGGACGTGCCGGAGATCGCTGATTACGACGTGTGGCAGCTGTGGGTCGAAGGAGTTTTGCTTCCGGCGCTTGCTACCTGTGCGATGCGCCATGCGAAGACTGTGGGAGCATGGCCAAGCTGATAGTAAGCGCGGCCAGGTGGTCTGGCCGCGCTGTCACAGCAGGATTACACCGTCGTCTTCGGTGCCTTGGTCTTTGCGTAGGTCAGGTTGATGATCTTGTCGTAGTGACCAACTGCGATGAACTCAAACTGGCCGACGAAGTGGTTCATCAACATTTCGGCAAAGCGGCCCTGATAGACGCCGTAGACGGCATCGTTGGCCCACTTCTTTTGGCCGTCAGGGTAGTGCGCGATGCAGTGAAGGTAGCCATCTTCAACCGTGACCGTGAATTTGCACAGACCCGTCCAGTTTTCCGTGCTGTGATCGAACTCGTTCTTGGCGTTGTACTTCCAAGTGTCGATCTCCTCGTCCTTGATGGCTTTCTTGATGTTTGCCAGCAGGTCCGCAGGTTTGTGCGTAAAAATCTTAAGTGACATAGGTATATCCCGAAATAGAGCGCCGGGCCGAACGGCCGCTCAGGCACAGGCCCGGCTGAGTTGTTGCATTCGCGCAAATCGATGTATGCAAAAACAAATGCGCGCATGTACTATTCGGGTTAACGAAGCGAGAGCACCGCTCAGGGTAAGTCGTCGCCGGGTGGGCTGTTGCAGCAGCTTGTTGGCGTTTGAGCGATTGTCAGACTTCGAAAACTCGACGTACCGCCTAGGCCCTGTTGACTTGCTCGTTCCACGGAGTATCCAGTCTTCGGGGCTTTTCTTTACTCTGCCCACTACGCAGCGGTTTTCTCGTAGGGGCAGATGTCTCGTAATTTCATGCATCTCCTGATTGTCGGGCCGGTGCAGCGCCTTGCAGGGCGCGTAGCTACTATACCAAACCTCGATCAGTTTTGGCGCGCCAAACCACAACATATTGTGCCTTGACATCGATGTAACACAACATATAGTGGTTTCTAAGCTTTTTGTATGGCTTGCTGCACTAGATGTTGTGGTGGCTCATGAGCGGATGTTGCGACTTAGCAACAGCATGTGCACGGAAAGCTGTTACCTAGTCTTGCTCCTGAACCATGCGGTTACCTCCATCGTAGCCAGTGTCATTTCATCGGCGTCCGTCTGGAGGGCTAGCCTCTCCCGGCAACTCGCCTCGGAGCCGCCGCAGGTCTCCTATCTCCCCACGAAGTTGCTCTAGCGCAATCAGCTTGCAGCCGGCTTCTTCCTGCCACTCCGCTCGAACAATTTCACAAAGGTTCTCTATCCGGCGAGCCTTCTTGTCGGTGTGGGCGGCTTGCTCGCGCCGAAAGACTACCTCCTCAATCACTTGGCGCACCGCGTCATCGCTTTGGCTGAGCCAGAGGGCGCGCAGTTCTTCGATGGAGAGGCGGGAAGGCCGAATCTTGCGAGGCATGTTTTTCGGGTGCTGTGTTTACGTACAGTATAATCCGTGCGACGTTCTGTGAGGCACCTACTTTGCGACGCATGAAATCGCGACGCGGGTTGGCATTCGGACGCCGGGGGTATTCCGCGATGACATGTCTGCGGATTCGTGTGGTCAACGACAAGGAGGTGCAAATGTGTGATGTTGTCGCGTGGTTGCTGGCCGCGATGATGCGGGTCGAGTGGTTGTCAGTTGCCAACGCAGTTGCTGCTTTGGTGACCGCCGCAATCGCATATGCGGCGTTGCAGAATTGGAAACGGCAAGATGGAGCCAAAAGAAAGGCCGATTTTCTCGATGAACTGATTGAGTCCACAAATCAGTTCATGGCCGAATGCTCAAAACCCCTCACTCTTCTTAGTCTGTCAATGCTTGGCGTGAAGAGCTACGGAGAGGCAGCTCTCGGCGCCAACGACGAGGAAAAGGTCATTAGCGGCGCAATCGCTTACATCAAGCAATCTGGTAAACGAGAGGCGGACGATCTTCAGAGTGCTCTGGATGCGGCCATGCCTTCGGCCGCGCGACTAAGGTCGCTGGCGGTGAAAGGGGGCATTTTTGAGTTTGAGCGTTATAAGGAATGCGAAGACGCGATCAAGACACTAACTTGGCAATTGGAGCGAATGTCTGTGCTGGCTGCGCTTTTGAATCCAGTGCCAAGTTGGAATTGGGAAAACCCGAAGGTGCGTGAATTGGTCAAGAAGGTGTCTGAGCTTGACTCGCAGCAGATTTATAACGATGCGCGGACGTGCAGCATCACTCTCACGACATTCGCCAGCGGCGCGTATAAGCAGATTTACGGTTGAGCGTGCGGGCTTGTTCGTCGCGACCGTTGCGCGTTATGCACAATAAACTGACGCTAGGGAAGGTGTCTCGACTGCACCATTTGTGCACCGAATTAAGATAGGTTGTTGATTTAAGGTAGGGTTCTGGTCCCCGGTACCACTTAGGCTTCGAGCCACATCAAGCCAGACGCAGTAATCCCTATTGTTTCAAGGGGTTTGTGTCAGATGTTCCGTTCCATGATCTGTACTGTAGCGTAGCCAAAAGTAGCTCAAGAGAGCTATTGGGGCTTCTCAGTGCACCAGATTTGCACCGAAATTTGCACCAAAAGGCGTACGCGGAGTAGGCTGCCGGCTACTTGTCGCGTAGAGGGGCATATGTTCACTCCGGAATTCTTAATTGAAGATCTGAAAGAGTTTGTGCTTGTCGCTAACCACAGCTTGGAATCGGCCGAGGCCGCTCGCCTCAGTATCGAGTACAACCGAGAGCGTATAGCCCACGGGCGGCTCCATTTGCCTCCGGGCGTATGGAAGTGTCGACTTGTCTACGATGTCCGCGGGCAATCGGTGAGCGATTTGACAATTAATCAAATCGCCGAGGCGTTCGGCGACTTTGTTTCGGTGGAGTTCAAGCGCTGA